ATTTCAAAACGCCAATATTCAGTTTTCGTTTATTGATTTTGAAAATGATATTATTGGTGTTGATTATGAAAAAATGCTACGAACTGCTCGTAATCAGTATCAACCTAAAAAAATAGGTGGTAGAATATGTATTAAAGCTGTGTTTACTAGCGATTTTATTCGAAACGCTAATGTTCATTTACAAACTTGCATTGACCATAAGAAAATTTGGTTTGGTTCTCATATTAATCCCAACGGTTCGGCTTTAGCAAAACAGTCGTCTGTAAGAATTGACCCAGAGCTTATAAAGCACAGTATAGCTGATTTTAAAGAGGGCTTGGGATTAATGTCTGAATTTATAGACATGCAAGATTATTTAATTGATGATGTCAAAAATCAGTGCGCTTTAATTGAAGTCAAAAGCACAGCAAAAGGAACACAAACTTTCGATTTACCCCTCCATTTAAAGAGAAGCACCTCCAACGAAAGGGCAAGAAAAGATAATTATACGGCTTTATTATTAGCTGCTTGGTTAAATAAGTGCTATTTTGATATAATGCGGATTCCGCAGGAAGCTCCTACCGGAATGTTTGAGCCGTTTATGATTAGCTAGGTGTAATTTATTAAGGATTATATGGCTAAAAAGAAAAAGGAAATTGCGGTTGCGTCAGGAGCCCCTGAAAATAAGCTAGCTTTACCTTTTATGGTAACTACCACGGCATCAGACGAATATACAACGACTCGTCGTAATAAAGCGGCGAGCATCGAAAGAACTAATAACTTTACGAATATTTGGGGTGGTGTTGACCCTTTTGTAGCTAGTTCGACTAGTTCTAATATTTCTGTAAGAGACGCAATAGTGCTTTGTCAAAAGGCTTATTATAATTTTTCTGCTTTTCGTAACACTATTGACCTTATGACTGAATTTTCTACTAGTGAACTTCAGTTTAAGGGAGGGAGTAAGAAAGCCAGAGACTTTTTTAATGCTTTAAAAGGCCGAGTTTTTACTTTTTCTTTACAAGATATGTTCTATCGCGAATATTATCGCGGAGCTAATGTTTTTTTGCTACGTTTGGACGTTGGGCTTACTCCAGAGGCGGTTAGGGGTTTAACGCAAGTGTTTGGCTTGAAGTTTGCAAATGCAGAAAAGGTTTATTTACCCGCTAAATACATAGTTTTAAATCCGGCTGATATTGAAGCTGCTGGGACTGTTGCTTTTTTTAATGCTAAATATTATAAGGTTTTAACTTCTTACGAACTTGCTCGTTTAAGAAAACCGGTGACAGAAGAGGATAGAAACGTTCTTGCTTCATTGCCCGAAGAGGCGCGTAAAGCTATTAAAAAGGGGGGTTCTGTTACAGTGCAGATTCCACTTGACCCTTCTAAAGTTACAGCCGTTTTCTATAAGAAACAGTCTTATGAGCCGATGGCTATTCCTATGGGTTATCCGGTTTTATCAGACGTTAATTGGAAAGCTGAAATGCGAAAAATGGATATGGCTGTGACTCGCACGGTGCAACAAGCCATTTTGCTTATAACTATGGGCGCTCCACCGGACGAAGGCGGAACAAACGTAGAAGCCATGAAAAAAATGCAAGAACTTTTTGCGAACGAGTCTGTAGGAAGAGTTTTGGTTGCAGATTATACAACCAAGGCTCAGTTTATTATGCCAGATATTGCGGCTTTTCTTGACCCCAAAAAGTATGAAGCTGTTGACCGCGACATTCGTCTTGGTTTGAATAATGTTTTAATTGGAGAAGGAGAAAAGTTTGCTAATGCAAGTACCAAAACTCAGATGTTTATTGAAAGGCTAAAACAAGGACGTGAAGCATTCATTAATGAATTTTTATTACCAGAAGTTAAACGCATCAGCGAAGAAATGGGATTTCAAAATTATCCTACTCCCTATCTGGCTGATATTAATCTTAAAGACAGTTTGGAGTATGCTAAACTTTATACCCGATTAGTTGAAATTGGGGTTTTGACTGCTAACGAAGGTATCGAAGCTATTGAGACGGGTTTTCTACCGACTAAAACCGAATCTTTGGAAAATCAGACCGAATTTAGAACTCTTAAGGATAAGGGCTTTTATCAACCCATTGTGGGCGGTCCAGCGGATAATCTTAAATTGGCCGAAACCAAAGAAGCTTTAAAACCTAAGGTTTCCAGCCCTGCTGGTCGTCCCAAAGGGACAAAACAGAAGCAAACTACAAAGAAAGTTTCCCCAATTGGAGCAAACGAAACTTACAGCATGACTAGAGTTATGAACAACTTAATTCTTGCTGAAAAAGTTAAAAAAGAGGTTAGTGCGGCAATTGCTGAAAAAATGAATATTAAATCAGCAGAGGAAGTAGACAATGCGTTGGTGGAAGAGGTTACAAAGATTGTTTTAGCAAATGAGGAACCAAGTAAGTGGCTTGAAAAGGTAAAGGATTATGTTAAAGCGCCAGTAGATACTGACGATAAAAGGGTGCAGGAAGTTGAAGAAATTGCTTTTGACCATCAAGTAGACCCTTACTTAGCTTCTATATTATTGGCGAGTAAGGTCGAAGATGCCTAATCGGTATTTATATAATGTTCAGGGTTTATTCGTTGGTCCTGCTCCAGCCAGCGGCTATCATTTTCTTAGCGAGTTGGGCGAATTAAGAAATGATTACGAAAATGCTGTAAGTAGTGGTTATACAAACCTTATTTTTCCTCTTCATAGGGTCACTTCTTTTGATTATCAAATTAATACCGAAAGAACTAAACTTGTAACTTTCGGTAAGGTGGGGAGTGTTGCTAACGTCATGTTAAATCCTCCTCCCATCTCTTTTAATTTTACATATCATACTTTTTCTTTGATAAATGAGGCTAGGCTTGGGTTTATAGTAAATTATATGGACCCTTATTCGGGCACTCCCGCTTTGTCGGACACATTTTCTGTTTCCTTGTTATATGGTTTATTAACAAGAGAAAATACTAAAACTTTAACGAGCGTATATTGGCCCTCTGACTATCGAGACTGTAGAAACTTTTATCTTGGCGTTGGTAGAACCACTGAAGACTTAAATACAAAGGCTGTTGGTGTCGCTGGTTCTCAAAATACTGATGTATGGGGTTTCGGTAATTGTTATATCACTTCATATATTACTTCAGCTGCCGTGGGGGAATTTCCGAGAACTACCGTTAGCTGCGTAGCTGAAAATGCTATTTATTACTATGGTTGTAGCGGTCTTTCTGTTCCTGCCGTAGATTTACAAATTGGTTCTGGGATTACTGGCACTAAATTTATTCTTCCGTCAATGTATGACACTGGAAATTATCCTAGTGTTATTCTACCGGGAAATATTTCTTTGACTTTTTCGGGAAGCAGCGAGCATCTTGGCACTAATATTACGGGTATGCATATTCAAGCTTATGAAATAAGCATGAATTTAGACAGGCAACCTCTTTATAATTTAGGTTATAGATTTCCGATGGACCGAATAATTCGGATGCCGGTATTTGTAAATTTCTCACTTGACATCATTCTTCACGAAATTAATTCTGGAGGGGCGGAAAATTTCTTTAAAACAGACACTCAATATTCAATTGATATTGAATGTAAGGATAGAACTCAAGCAACCGCGATACATTACTATCTTAGGGGAGCTAAATTTTTAAATGCTACTTATCAACAAGCAATTGGAAATCAATGGGTTGGGAGATTTAATTTCGAAACAGAAATCGACCCTGAAGACTTTTCTAAAGGGCTTTTTATTAGTGGTAGTTTAGGACTTTTTCCATCTATAATAACCAATTGTTTGAGGTTTGATGGAGATACTTTCGAATATCTTTTGTTTGACCCCGGTGGAGAAAGAATTCTTCTTGAACAAGCTCGGCAAATAGTTTATTAAGTGTAATTACTTTGAAGGTTTATGGCAGACAAATATATATCGCAAGTTAACCTACTTAGTAATCCAAAGGCGTCTACGGAGTTTGTTGTTAATGATAGCAGTGTTACATATCGGGCTCTTTTTTCTAATATTGTTTTAAATGCCCTTAATACTGGTTGGT